TTAATAAATAATCTCTATATTTATTTTTATCATATTTCGTAAAATATTTTAATAATGAATTATAATTTTTAACTTTATAATTCATAAGCGGCCATAAATAATGTTCCATCTCCTTATCGAATTTTTCAGAAAAATTTACCATTGAATCTAGAATTGTGAGCGTTTCTATTGATACATTAGTCTGAAGTACCAAGGGAATTTGATTTTTCTCGATTACAAATAAATCGTTAAATGAATCTGTAGTATTCATTAATCTGGAAATATCATTTTTAAAGTTATAAAATAGGCTTTCAGTTTTTCCATTCCAGAGCTTTAATTTATCTTCTGACATTTCAGATAAATGCATTCTTGACACATGATCCTTTGATGTTGCTGTATAAATTATATTAGATAAAATGTATTTAAGATATTCAAGGGGTTTATATTGATTAGACAACCGTTGAAATAATACTCTATCCTTTCTATTAATATAATGTTCCGATTTATAAAAACATTTATTCTGCTGCAGCATTCTAAGAAAATCAAATTTATCATTACCAAAATGCGCTCTTAATCCTATATAATAATTACAGGCTATCCATTCATTCCAATTCCCGTTCATAGGGGCAATTCTGGTTTTTTCTTAACACATCTAAGTTTTGATGCTTCGTAGTATATTTTCTCCTTTATGTTGGGGGTTAACATTTTAACCACAGATTCGATTTCGATTTCATTTTTTTCTGCATACCAAGTAATAGTATCTATAAGACTTAGTGTATGTTCTTCTGATAAGTTCTCAATTAATCTAGAAAATTCTTTCGCTGTCTTTAGCATTACATTCTCCTTTTCTTTACATTATATATTATATTCGCAGAGTTGTAAACTCTATTTTCCAACTTTCATTTTAGCTATGAGATACGATTTAATAAATCCAGATCTAACGATGTCATTGAGACCGAATTCTATGCATTTAAATTCTTCCATTAAATTTAAAATACTGAGTAGAATAGAAAACCCTTCTGAATCGGAATTTTTAAGATCCGTCTGATCAATATCACCAGCAAAGATAATTTTAGAATCTTGCCCAACTCTCGTAATAATAGAGTTAAGTTCCCAGAATGTTAAGTTCTGCGATTCATCAACAATTATGATAGAGTTATCAAGGGTGATACCTCTTAGAAATGACGTGCTTAAAAACTGTACAGTTTCCTGATCAACAAGTCTGTTATACAAAGAAGAAAACTCCGAATCAGATTGTTGCTTGAACATATATTTGACCATATTCTTATATGGAGATTGATATAATTCAGATTTTTCCTCAATAGTTCCCGGTAGAAAACCAACATCCCTAGTTGGTACAAGAGAACGAACTATGTATACTTGTTTCTTAGTTGCCAATGCCTCCCTGAGAGCTAGATATAATGTGATAAACGTTTTCCCCGTTCCAGCAGAACCATATAGGAATAAATTTTTATGTTCCTCATATGCCTTCACAGTTTCTCTTTGCGCGTCTGTGATAGGCACTATTTTTATTAAATTCTGTTCGGTGACTGTCATTTTCTTTCTCGATGCCAATTTAATTGTCCTTTAGTTAATTTCCATTGTCGCCTTTGGCGACTTGTTTTTAACTTCCCTTAATATATCCTTGAATTCATTTGGTGTATTTTTTAACGGTGAACCAACACCGGTAACTATTTTAGGCGATCCTATAATTTGAGTAAATTCTCCAGAGGCAACCAATTCTTCCATTCTAGATATTGATAAAAATACTTCAGAAGTAATTCCAGTTTTAATTTCTTTTAATGTATATGTAGGCATTACACTTTACGATATTCCGAGTTCCAATTGAATGCTTCCCTTATCACATTATCTGATAATTTATACTCTTTATATAAACCCTTATCCTTCGCCAAAATTAATAACTTCGCTTCGGTTTCATGGAGACATTCTAGAAGTTCAATAAACATTTGCTCTCTTTTTGGTTTCTTGAGAGAATCATTACCACCTTTAACAAAATGGTATAATGTTGATATCTCTGTGAAAAGAAACTTATGCGATCCATCACCAAGTTTAAAATCCTTTTTGTTGTACGGTACATTCCCCGCGGGCAAAAGCCATTCAATATTTGGATCATACGAAGACTTCACTAATGATCGGAGCTCGGGGGAATCAAACTCACGAAGAGTTTTAATTTTTTTAGCTTTAGTATTTTGATTCCCAGCTTTCTTTAACATTTCGTGCATTGTATATTTCATTATATTTCCTTTTAAAAATTGTCAATTTTAGATATAAATTCTTTAAATCTATTTTCAATAAAATAATTTAATAATTTTGATTTTTTATTTATTACAGAGTTCACATAACTTTCAAGTATAGTATTCTCAATTTCTTTTGGTATTTTATCAAAATCAATTAATAATTCATTTCTCTGAAAATTTCTGAGCATATCCTCATCACAAAACTCTTTTGGGTCTTTACCAAACCAAGAGTCTAATTTCTTTTTGGTAATTGGTGCTTGTCTTCCTCCCTCAACAAAAATATTATCCGCAGATAAAAAATTTGGTACACCATCCCCCTTGTCGCCTCTTATAATATGTTCTCGTAGATAATTAGAAGGAGACATAGGGGGTTTAACTTGTTTTTTGGTAATTGGGGAATATTGTGATATCCAATTGTATCTCTGAAGTTGAAAATAATCTTTGTCCGAAGATATGATAAGGCTTTTATCTTGAATATGCTTAGATAAAATACCTATGACATCATCCGCTTCAGCATTTTCAACCTCAATACATTTGAAAGGGAAATATTCGGTTAAATCTAATTTTGTTGCATCTATAACTTTATATATAGATTCCCAATCTATTTTTGTTTCTTCTTTCCTCGACTTTCTACGACTTGCTTTATAATATTCAAATACAGATCTTCTCCAATTCTTCTTTGAGTCGAAACACAATATCATATCCCCATACTTTCTCTTATTTTTCATGTAGGATAAGAGAGTAGAATAAATCATGAATTTATATTTATTTTCATCTAACTCATCATTATAAGACAGATATACCATTGCGTTGGCAATAAACATCTGACTCGCATCAATATAGATCATATCATTCCTCTATAATTTCATCAACTTCTAAATTATCACTGCTACAAAAGGGGCAGTGGTTAATTGTATATACTACTGGATCAAGTGAATGTGATATTTTAAAACTAGCATCACAAGAATCACAGAGATAGTAGCTATTTAAATCCTCCATTATATTCTCTTCCATTCCGTTAATTTTAATTTAGCTCTCATTCCACAATATATATTATCATTTATAATATTCTGAATTTCAACACCATTTAATATATATTCATTTATATCTTTACCAATTATTTCATGGGGTATTAAAGAGATCCTAAATCCGAGATTAATAAATTTTTCAATATTATTAATAATAGTTTTGTTTCTTGGTTCCTTGTCGGGTATTAAAATGCATTTTTCTCTTGGGACTACAGCTGTCACTCTCGACAAATTCGAATTATTTACAGCAATTGAATTCGAAAGGAACATAGAATCTATGGCACCTTCTACAATATATATATCGTTTTTTAAATCGACTTCGCGAAGCCCATAGAAGAGTTGTTCCTCTGTGTAAGAAACATTTGCATATCTTAATCCACTCGAACCTAAAGATCTTCCTGTAAATCCCGTTAATTTACCATCCATATTGTAATACGGAATAATAAGTCTTTCATCTTTTATATTTGACTGAGAGTCTAATTTATTAAATTTATCTATATAGAAAAGAGAATCGTATTTTTTCTTAGGGATTTTTCTCGACTCTACATATTTTATAGCGATATGATTTGAGGGGAGTTCGGACAAAGAAATCGCAGACTTTTTGAGAGGGTTTGTATTAAATACAGGTCTCGAAAATTTAAATTCCTCAATGTTTGGTTTCCTAACATCTTCGGTGGATTTGAATTTTTCGAAATAATATTCCCTCGAAAGATTGGTGTCAATCTCATCGATAAGGGAATAAAGGGATTTGGATATGTTACAATTGTGACAGTAATAGAACGATTCTTGCTTTTTTTCTATGATCCAACCACGAGCCTTGGTTTGAGATTTCTGTGAATCCCCACAAAAAGGACAACGAAAATTGTACTCTGTTATAGATTTTTTCTTAAATCTATCGAGTCGGGGTGATAGGAGATTAATATATTTTAGATCAATATAGTTCATAATGTAATTATACCACAAAAACTTCGAGTTGCATAATAAAAAAAGACGATTTAAATCGCATATAGATCAGTAAGTTATAACACCTATATTCGTTCTATACACGATTTCCTTGTGATTAAGGGGATTATACCTCTTTAATCGTAAAACTAGCGTTTAAAACACATTTAAAAAAGGACGGACTTCACAATATCAACAAATCCAACAGACTGCAGTAGATATGCTGAAGCACCACCATACGCAAGCCATTTGAGTTGTATCAGAGTCAGATTAATAGAGGCTATAGACTCTGACATTTTAACTGTGGAATTGTGGAGCTCTTTGATGTCATCTTCGTGTTGCTCTAATATCCACTCATGCCTATCCATTCTTCTGTCGGGACATGAAGTTTCTTTGTTTTTATCTGACATATCAATCCGTTTCGTTTTTACCGGCGTCCCAATTTTTATCAACCCAATTAAAAAATTTCACCCTTTCTTTATCGCTTAAATCTTCAACATCTTTTATTTTGAATTTTTTCATTGCTTTCTTGAAGAATGCTTCATATTCTTCTTCATTGACAACTTCTTCTTTTATACCAAAATGTAGTAATCTAGCTTTAAGAAGTTTTTCTTGCTCTTTGAGTTTACGTTCCTTGATGCGTTTCATGACAGATTTGAAATTTTTAGATCTACCATCAAACTTCATTACATTGTCTTTCTTCGCAATATGCCCATCACCAATATTATTTGTTGGTGCATCTTCGCTTATATCTTTAGTCATGTTCTCTTCCTCTAGTAAGCATAATGCTTCTGTTAATGTTAATTTATTTATATTTTTTGTTAATTCATCAAATTTACCAGTCTCAGAGATATATTCAACGAGTAGATTATATTCATCTTCCTTCATGTGTTCTTTCAATAAGAATAATGCAGCTGCATAAGTTCCAAGTTTAGATTTAACCAATGGGATCTTAGATAGAATTCTTTTGAAATTAAATACCATTCTATGAAGCA